GGTGTATATTATTATAGGGGGAAGAAATACAGGTAAAACATATTCAGCTTTAAAATCGTGCGTTAAATCAGGCAGAAGATTTGTATTCATTAAAAGAACAATAGAAGATGTATCATTATTATGTGCGGGTTCGGGTAAGGTTGGAAGTAAAAATAATGAATATGGTGTAGATTTATCTCCTTTTAAATCTATAAATAGGGATATGGGAACAAATATTAAAGCATATTCAATAAAAAATGGTTTAGGTGGGTTTTGGTCATGCAATCCAGAAGGTGAACCTGAAGGATTTCCTAATGGTTATTTAATATCATTATCAGCAGTACAAAAATTTAAAGGATTTGATTTATCAGATTGTGACTGGTTAATATTTGATGAATTTATTCCACAACCATGGGAAAGAATAAATAAAAAAGAAGGTGAACAACTTCTTGATTTGTATAAAACTATTTCCAGAGATAGAGAACACCGGAATAAAGAACCATTAAAACTTATATGTCTTGCAAATGCAACTAATATTTCTAATCCTGTAATGAATATCTTTGAATTAACAGATAAGATTGCAAATATGCAGCTGAATAATGAAAGTAAATATTATGATCCTGAGCGCGGAATACTTGTACACATGATTAATGATAATATAGAATTTATGGAAAAAGAAAAAGAATCACAGGTATATAAAGCTATGTCAGATACTGCATGGGGTAAAATGTCATTCAGCAATGAATTTGCCTATAATGATTTAAGTAATATAGGTAAAGTGAATTTAAAAAATTACAGGCCGGTGGTAAGTGTAAAATACAAAAATAGTACCTTCTTTATATATATGAAGGAAGGTCAGTATTATATGTGTAAATCAAAAAATGATATTGCTAAAGTATATGATATGAATTTAGAAAATGATCAGAAGGCTTTTTATTATGATTATGTTATTGATTTGAGAAATGAATGTATATCAGGAAATTTTATTTTTGAATCATATTCTATGTATGATTTAATAATTAATTATAGAAAGTTTTTTAACGTTTAATAATATTTACATTTTGTTCATAAATTATTCATTTTTATATGTTATTTTTATAATGAAAGGAGAATATATCATGAATAAATTAAATATCGATATTGATAAAATGATAAGAAGGGTTGAAAATATAACAACATCATCTAGCGTCGTTTTAACAATATTAGGATTTGCTGGTTTAGCCGGATCTGTGGAAACAGGAAACGGATTTTTATTTTCAATCATTGTATTAGCAATTGGTTTATATTTAACAGCGTGTTCATATTTTTTCGGTAACATTAGGAGAAGAAATGACAATAAAAGAATTTATAGAAAAACTTATAGATAAGGGATGGTCAGAAGAAGCTGCTGAAGCTTATGCTGAAAAGGTTTATTGGAGGTAATATGTCAGATATAATAAATGTGTGCAAGGTTAGACAATACTATGAATTATCATGTAGGAATTGTGAATATTATGGTAACATGTGTGAAGAGTATGTAGCTAAAGTAGGACATATACCATATACAACCAGAATCAAGAAAAAGGAGATTGAACAAATGGCAATTAGAACAGGAAAGTTTTCAATGAAAGCAATGATGGAAGGAAAAACCAAGGTAGCAAAAGAATCATTGGTAGGTGTTCATACACACGTGATTGATATCATTAAGGGTACATCAACAGAAAATGGTGATTATGTTTATCTATTTTTTGAAAATGCAACTTATGTTTCAGTACCTTCATCTAATATTGAAGAATTTATTGAATATGCTGAATCACCTTCTGATGCTGATGCAATCAGACAGGGATTGTATGATGTTGTTTTTGAAACTGCCACATCAAAGAAGGGTAGACAGTATTATACCTGTTACCTTGATATGCATCAGGAATAATTGATTAAAATCTGACATTATTATATAATAAAGTAGTATATATGCTAACCTTCACACAAAAGGGCATTCATTTGACGTGGATGCTCTTTTTAATTATAATTAAAATAGAAAGGGGGATATAGGTATGGATTGGTTACAATTAGTCAGTACATTAGGTTTTCCTATTGTAATGTGCGGTGTTATGTCATGGTATGTAAAATATTCAACTGATGAATCTAATAAAAGAATTGATGCCTTAAATGATAATCATAAGGAAGAAGTATCTTCTATTAAAGAAGCTTTGAATAATAATACATTAGTGCTACAGAAATTAGTTGACAAGTTAGGATGATATTATGGAAGTTAAAGGTATTGATATTTCCCATTGGCAGGGGATAGTTGATTTTAATAAATTAAAAGCTTCTGGAATTAAATTTGTAATTATTAAAGCCGGGGGTTCAGATGCCAAAAAACCTTATAAAGATAAAAAATTTGAAGAATATTATAAAGCTGCAAAAAGTGCAGGTTTAGATGTTGGATGTTATTATTTTGTAGGTAAAGATTGTATATCTATGGAAAAGGGTGTTGAATATGCATTACATTTTATTGAATTAATTAAAGGTAAAATATTTGAATATCCTGTATTTATGGATGTAGAATCACAGGATAAAAAATATAAAACAGGTATTACACAGTCTATTATTGGATTTTGTTCTACAATGGAATTATATAATTATTATGTAGGTGTTTATGCTTCTGATATATCAGGATTTAAGGAAAGAATAAATTATGATCAGATTAAACAGTATGATACATGGGTAGCAAGATATGGAGTGAATCCAAGATATATTAAAGATTATGGTATATGGCAGTATTCAAGTAAAGGTAGGATATCTGGAATAATTGGTAATGTAGATTTAGATTATGCATATAGGGATTATCCCGGAATAATGAAAAAGAAGCATTTTAATAATTGTTAGGAGAATATTATGCAAGCATGGTTTGGATATTTTGCAAAAGATGATAACTCAACTAAAAGACCGCCGGGTGATTTTGGGGATTATATAACTAATGTGCGTTTTAAAGAACCGACAAGTACAACACATCCAGTATTAATTGTTGAAGCAACTGCTCAATATAATTATGTATTAATAGGTAATAAATATTATTTTGTAAATGAGATTATAAGAGTAACAGATAAAATGAGTGAATATCATTGTGAAGTTGATGTGTTAGCAACATTTAAAAGTGCTATAGGTGAATCGACTGAATATGTCACACGTGCTACACGTGATAGAAACCCATATATAATTGATAATTTATACCCAATGACAACAGAAAAATTTACTGAAATAACAATATTTAATTCATTGCATAAAAATATGGTCAGTCAGGTTGCCGGTTGGTTTATGGTTGGAATTTTTGGTAGGGGTAACACTTCAGGATGTGTGACATATTGGTGTTTAACAGCTGGACAGTTTAGGACATTAATGCTTGATATGTTTGATATATCTAATTATTCAATAAATATTGAAGAAATTAGCTATGGTTTACAAAAAGCCTTATTAAATCCTATTCAGTATATAGCAAGTATTCAATATTTCCCATTTTTTAATAAACCTGATGGAGTACTTGAAACTCAAATATCATTTGGGTTCTGGAATGCCAATGCAACAGGATTCCGTATACCTAATGAAAATAGAACTGTAACATTTACTGGTGTAGTTGATTTACCTGAACATCATAAAGCCGCATCTGTAGGTAATTTTTTAAATTCAGCACCATTTACACGCAGAACATTATACTGTTATATGTTCGGAACTATTCCTATTGATACATCTTATTTTATTAAAGAAGATGATTTAGCATTACATTTAACTATTTTATGTGATACTTTTACTGGAATAGGTGAATTGGTAGTATCTGATGATCATGGAAATATTTTATATAAAAATTCTGCACAAATGGGTGTTAATGTTGAAATAGCACAACTTAAACAGGATTTTTTATCAGGTGCTACATCTTTAGGTGGTTCTTTAGGTGCATTATTAACCGGTAATATAATTGGTGCTACTACTGGTTTAGTTAGTGCTGCAAGCTCAATGATGCCACAGGTTGTTACATCAGGAACAATAGGTTCAGATGTATCATATAGAAGACCACCTGTTGTAGTAAATGAATTTTATAATATTGTAGAGTTTGATCATGTTCATTTTGGTAGACCATTATGTAAACAGGTTCAAATTAAAAATTTAGAAAATGGATTTGTACAGGTAGAAAATCCAAAAATTGAATTAATTGCAACAAAATATGAACAGGATAAAGTAAAAGATTTCATGATAAAGGGATTCTATTATGAGTGATTTTGAAGATCAGATATGGTCATATTTAAAACATCAAATAAATAATGATTATGGTGTTGCCGGATTAATGGGAAATTTAAAAGCAGAATCAGGATGTATACCATACAGATTACAAGGTGATTTCGCTTCAGGACATCAAGCCAGTAAAATATATACAGAAAAAGTTGATAATGGTGTGATAACAAAAAATGAATTTGTTACAGATGGAAAAGGATATGGTTTAGCTCAATGGACATTTTCAACAAGAAAACGTAATCTATATGATTTTGCATCATTATCAGTTAATTCAATAGGATCACTGGACAGACAGTTACCGTTTCTTGTAAAAGAATTACGTGAATCATATCCCACAGTTTGGATTGCTTTATTAAATGCGACATCCATAAGAAGTGCAAGTGATGTTGTGCTTGTTCAATTTGAAAATCCTGCTGATCAGTCTGAAGCTGTAAAAGTGGCACGCGCTGAATTGGGACAAAATTTTTATAATATTTATCATGGAATTGAACCTGATCCTCCGGGGCCTGAACCGGGACCCGGTCCTACACCACCATCTTCACCACCACCCAAATGGTTATTGATTAAAATGGTTCAGAATCAACAGATTTGACATAAATTAAATTATTATGTAACATTTATAATAGGAAGAAACACAAGCGCTGCAGGTCGCACACGTAGGTGGGCAGCTGGATTGACCATCCAATAGTGTTTCTTCCTAATAAGGTAAAGAATATGAAGTATATAGCAATGATGTGTTTTTTAACTTTTTATATTTTTTCTTTTGGCGGAATGGCAGCGCTTATTTGTAAAATATGTGAATGGTTTTTTGACAATGAAGGAGATTAAAATGAAAATTGGATTTAGTGATATTTTAGCATTAGCAAAACAGGGATATACTCCCAATGATATCAAGGAACTTATGAACCTTGAAATTAATGATGGGATGCAGACACAAGAAGGTAATACACAAGGTGAAGATATTCATGAAGAAGTGCGCGAAAGTGACGCAGCAACACATGAAAATAAACCAACTGATGAATCTTCAGATGCTAATGAAAATACCATTGATTATAAATTATTGTATGAAGAATCACAGAAGAAACTTCAGACAATTCAAAAACAAAATACTAATCAAAACATTAAAGATGATACTAAAGAATCAGATACTGAAATTTTATCTGATATAGTGCGTTCTTTTATGTGATATATTTAATAATGAAAGGAAGGAATTTATTATGGCACGTTCATTAACTCCAAGAGATTGTCATGTGTTGATGAATCTTTTAGTAAAAGAAGCAACTGGACAGGATGCCCAGATTCAGGCTGTCGACAGCTCAACATTTGTATCAGCCGGAGAAACAGTACTTGCAACTGGTACAGAAAACACTTTAAATGCATTATCAATAGTACTGGGTAAAACTTTTATGGCGGTTAGACCATATCAGGCAAAACTCAATATTATTAATGCACTTAATAATGGCGCGTATACTTCACGCGTTAGAAAAATTTCATTTTATGCAAGAGAAGCAGAAGAATCAGGTGATTGGAATACACAGAGTAAGACAAACCTTCAGACAGGTTATGATAATGGTTCAAATAGCGGTTCTTCAGCTGCATCAATGTGGGTACAGAATCAGCCTGTAGCACTTGAAATGAATTTTGCAGGTCAGTCTGTATGGGAAGAATCAACAACTGTTTATGAAGACCAGTTAAAGGTAGCATTCAGATCAGAATCAGAATTTGCTGAATTTGTAGCAGGTATTATGACAGAAAAGGGTAATGATATCGAATCACAGAAGGAAGCATTCAATAGAATGACACTGCTTAACTATATTGCAGGTGTTTATGATTTAGATTCTGCTTCACCAAAGGGTAGAGTTATTAATCTTACTTCTGCATTTAATACAAAATTCGGAACTAACTATTCTTCAGCAGATTTAAGAACTACATATCTTAAAGAATTTTGTGAATTCTTTACAACTGTATTTAAACTTGCATCTGATTATATGACATACAGAAGTGAAAATTATCACTGGACACCAACCAGAACAGGTTACACACTTTTAAGACATACTCCAAAGAACAAACAGCGCGCAATTCTTTATAAGCCGCTATTTGTAGATGCTGAAGCAAAAGTATATCCTGAAATTTTCAACCCACAGTATCTTGATCTAGGTAAGCAGTATGAAGGTGTTGAATATTGGCAGAACTTCAATGAACCTTCAAAGATTTCTATTACACCTGCGATTCCTGATGTATCAGGTGCCGGTTCTGGACAGACCGCAGGTGATCCTGTAGCACTTGATTATGTTGTTGGTATTCTTTATGACGTAGATGCTTTAATGATTGATTATCAGCTTGAAGCTTCTAATACAACACCACTTGAAGCACGCAAGAGATATAGAAATATTTGGTGGACATTCTCAAAGAATGCTATCAATGATTTCACTGAAAACAGTATTATTTTCATCATGGCTGATGCAGAATAATATTCATTGTTTTTACCTCCAGGGGAGTGTAACAGCTCCCCACTTTCTATGAAAGGGGTGATAGTATGTTGGATAAAATACATAAGAATGGTTTCCCTTGGATGAAGAAGGGAAGATGGTATGAATTTTTTATAGAAAATGATAATGGCGCTTATAAATTAACCTTATCAGATTTAGAAGGGTGTGCAATTGCAGCAAATAATTTAAAATTTCCAGATGGATATCATATTCTTCAGTATGTATGTGATGTTAATTCTGATGCTGATGCTGTTGTTACTAATCAGCAAAGTATTAAAATATATGCAGATGGAAAACAGGCCTGTAATTTACCCGCGTTAACATCATTTGATTGGTGTAAAGTTTATGTTTTTGCTTATTTAGGAGATTAAAATGCAGTATGTACCACTTAATTACAATCAAATAAACATACAGGCAGGTTCTTATAATCCTTCTATGGTTAAAGCATATAATAATAGAACATTTGCATTCTGGGAAAGGTCATTATTTCAGCGTGCTTGTAGTGTTCTTGATTTTGAATTGCCGGAAGAATGGGAAGGTAACATAAAAGATTTTTTCTATTATTGCCTTTTTAAATATGGTTATTTGGCAATTTCAGAAAATGATCAGTTTGGAAAATTTTTCCAGCCATGTAAATTATCAGGCTATAACTTTTATTATCAGCCTACTGAGGTTATAATTTCAAATCCTTTATATAATGATACTTTAAAAATTGGTGTGGATTGTGAACTGTTAAAACTTACACCTGATTATGCCGGGGTTTGGGATATTATTCAATATTATGCTGAAAAGTTATCAGTTTTAGATAATGCTATTAATATGTCTTTAATTAATAATAAATATGCTTTTATTTGGGGTGCAAGGAATAAAGCAGCTGGTGAAGCTCTAAAGAAAGCCATTGATAAAATTAATAAAGGTGAACCTGCAATTATTTATGATATGAAACTATTAAATGATCCAACAGATAAAGCCGAACCTTGGCAGATTCTTGATAGGGGAAATTTAAAAGAATCATATTTAACCAGTGAACAGCTTCAAGATTTTCAAACAATAATGAATAATTTTGATACAGAAATTGGAATTCCTACTATTCCTTATCAGAAAAAGGAAAGAATGGTAACAAGTGAAGCTGAATCACGCATGATTGATTCTACATCCAGAAGTATTGTCTGGTTTAATACATTGAAATCTTCAATTGATATTATTAAATCACATTATCCGGAAATTAAAATTGATGTAGAATTAAGATTTAATCCTGAAGGGGGTGAAGAAAATGTCACAGTCGAAAATGACATTAATAGGCTTCAGTAATTTTCTTGAAGCTGAAGGAAGTGATTTATTTCTTCATTTAACACTTCCAACAGGTATAGATGTTGAAACAGTTAAAACTAATATACTACTGCGCGGTGGTGAATTTGAAGTATTATATTCAAATCCTTATTTTTTAAGGGATTCAATTGTAACATGGTCAAAGAAATGGCATTGGACTTTTGAAAAATGGTATAAAGCTATAAATATAGAATATAATCCATTAGAAAATTATGATAGGTTTGAATCTTGGACAGATAAACATGAAAAAGAAGGTACAAAAAATTCAGATGGTAGTAACACACAAACAAATAATCTACATTTTGAAAACAGTGGTGTAGATACTTCTGAAAATTTAGTAAGTGCTTTTGATTCTTCAACTTATCAACCGCATGATAAAACACAGGGTACTAATCAGGGACGTGGTTCTAATACAGGAAGTATTAATAATTCAACTGAACTGGATGAAACAACAAATGAAACAACAAATATTGAACATGATGGAAGGCTGCATGGAAATATTGGTGTAACTACATCACAGCAGATGCTACAGTCAGAAATTGATATTGCTTTATTTAATCTATATGACAGAATTGCTGATGTATTCCTTCAAGAATATGTTCTACCTATTTATTAAGGGGGTTTTGATATGGGATTATTTACAAATAAATATCCTTATACAGATTTTCATGAAATGAATCTTGATTTTGTTCTTGAAAAAATTTCAAAACTTCAGTCTGATATGACTGATTTTATTAAGTATAATGAGATTAAATTTCATGATCCTATTGAATGGGATATTACAACACAGTATACAAGCAACACTGTTGTAACAAATGCAGGTGTTGCATATATGTCAAAGCAGGCTGTGCCAGCAGGTATATCAATTGATAATACTGATTATTGGCTTGCTATCGGAATATTCAATGTTTCAATTGATACATTCAGGGCAAATATCACTGTTTATAATGAAGGTACAGCTGCACGCGCATCAAGACAGTATGCAATAGGAGATATTATCTGGTGGCATGATAATCTATATTATGTAACAGAAATAATTGTAACAGGTGATATATTAGGAAATTCCAATTTATCAATCACAAATGTTGCAGCTGAATTAAAACGTGAAATTTCAGCGCGTGAAAATGCCATAGATGAAGCTGTTGATACATTGACTGAAACAACTGTTCCGGGACTTATTAATGATGCCATTGGAACAGAAGTTACAAACAGAAATAATGCAATAGGTGCAGCAATTGCTGAAGAAGTTGAAAATAGGGATAATTCTATTGATGATGCTATTGCAGATGAAGTTGAAGCACGAAATACCGCTATTCAGACAAAAATTAGTAATACAAAAATTGGTGAACTTAAAAATGTTAATGCTAATTTTCCTATTAATGGACAGATTCTTAAATATGATCAGGCAAGCGCTACATGGGTTAATGCTAATGAAACTGGTGGCGGTGGCGGAAATGATGCATTGATTTCTAATGAATATGATGCTGAAACACTTTACAATCCCGGAGATTATTGTTTATATCTGGGTAGTATGTTTAAGAAAATTGGAACAGTTGAAATAGGTGTTGTACCAATTGAAGGTGAAAGCTGGACACAATGTCAGGTTGGAACTGAACTTACAGAAGTAAACTCTAATTT